GAAAGATCGGTGGGAGCAAGGCAAGGCTGCGGGCTATCGCGAACTTGGATCAATCGTAGCCGCCGCCCTCAACGCCCGCCAATCCGGCGAGGGGGAGCGGGAGGCGTTGCGGGAGGCTTTGGATGCCGCCCATTTCTATATTGACGCCAGCCCGGATGAATTAGCCGATCTAGGCATAACCCGTGATGACGCATTACGCATGGCTAGAGATAAGCGCGCCGCCCTCAACGCCCGCCAATCCGGCGAGGGGGAGCGGGAGGAATTTCTCACTGCTTACGTTTCGGAAGACGCCAAGGTAATCGGCATCGAACATGATACCGACGCCGACTGGCATAAGGTCTATGACGCGCATGTTGCTTTGCGCGACCGCCTTGAGGAGCGCATTCGGGAACGAGAGAAATGTCCGCGTAAGCCCGCCCTCCGCGCCACCGACGATGCGGGATGGGCGTGATGGGCAACTGCCTAACCTGCAAATGGCGAGGCGAGGCGAGAACACCGCAATGCTCGAAAAGGCCGGAATGGGCGGCGACTTGCGAATATCCCCTGCCTGCCGCCTTCTGCGGGATTTCGTTCAACGTGACGGACGTGAGCCGCCACATCAACTTGGCAACGATCATGCCTGGTTCGGAGCATTACAATCCCGACCATGCCGCGATCGACTGTCCGGCGTGGGCCAAGGCTCCCGACACAGGAGAGGGTGAATGAGCCTCTCCCACCACATCCGCGCCATGAACGCGCTCGGCGACGCGTTCGAGCGCCAGGCCGCGCTATCCTCGATCGAGGCCGACCAGCTGCTGCTGATGTCGATCGCGACCGCGCATCGCGCCGCGGCGCAGGAGCTGCTAGCCGAGAGCAAGGCCGAAGCTGAGGCATTCGCGGCCGCGCATCGCTGCACCGTGAACCATGCCGCGATGAAATGGCCGCTGTGCCCCGTCTGCAAGGCGCCGCGGCGATGAGTGGCCCCAACATCATCTGCAGCTGCGGCAAGCCGTTCATCGACATGGAGGCGCTGCGCAAGCACCAGAAGGCGCTCGGCCATGAGAACGCGCGGGTCAGGAAGCGTCGCGAGCGGCAGCGCCGGCTGCGGCGAATAGCGAGGGCGGCGGCTGGTTGACCCGCTCCTACCGCCTCGACACGATTCCCGAGCTCGTCGCCGATGCCGACTGGTCCGATCCCCTGCCCCATGACGGCAGCGAGGACCGCCCCGCCAGCGTGGCGCCGAGCGATATCGTCATGCTGGCGTGGGGAATGACGACGCCGCTGGCTTGGGCCTATGCCGCGCGCCGCGCTGCGCCGGCGCATCATCTCGCCTGGCGCGGGGCCGTGGCGTATCGGGTACAGCGCCAGACGATCGGCGCCAAGGTCGAGCACGTCCGCACCGAGATCGCGGCCGACGCCGGCGAACATCGGCACCATTGCCACTGGCCCGGGTGTGACGAGGACGTGCCGCCCGCGACATGGGGCTGTTACCGGCACTGGAAGATGCTGCCGAAGAGCCTGCGCGACCGAATCTGGGCGACCTATCGGCCCGGCCAAGAGATCACGAAGACCCCAAGCCGCGATTATGTCGCCGTTGCGCGCGAGGTGCAGCGGTGGATCGAGGCGAACCATCCACCGGAAAGGACACTGTTCGGATGAAGCAGGAGCAGCGCTGAACGAATCGTTGCGAACATCGTGAGAACATCGCATCGTTGACCGATGGTCAATATCGCTCCCCCGACCCTGCCGCCCGCCCTGTCCGCCGCGTGGAGGAATTGCGAAAAGCGATGCCCCAAGGAAACCGCCCTGCTCGTGTCGGACTTCACGCAGAAGATGCTGGATCTCGATAAGCGGAGCGAGGGCGCGGGAATTCACCGCACATTGGATGCGCCAGCGCGCTGAATGAAAAAGGGCGCCGGATCGCTCCGACGCCCCTCCCTTCTGGTGCGACCCAGATGTCAGATGCCTCGCGCCGCGCCGTAGCGCGGAACCCCCTTTTCATGCTGAAGCGATTCGAGCAGCGAGCTGGCGAGCGACTGGCGCTCGATGCGGCGATCGAACGACGGGCCATCGGCGGCGAGGCGACGCGGTGCCGGCGCAAACAGCGACAGCACGAAGGTGGCTATTCGCTCGGTGACGCGATCGATGACGGCGATGGCCGGAGCGGCCAGGGCGAAGATGGTACTGACAAGAAAATAACCACGGAACATGCGCATGCTCGGTCTCCCTGTTCACCCCGGCGGGATTGTCGGGGGAATTCGGGATGGCCGAGCTTTCGCTGTCGCTATTTCAGACGTCCGTAACCGACCGTCCATCCCGGTGTCCTACGGTCTAAAGCCGGAGTTTCGGCGACACCGCAGCGCCTTGGCTCCCTACTCGCCCGGCTCCCCTTCCTCCGCTTTCCAGCTTCAACACCCTCTCTGAACGGGCTCCACTGGCAACATTGGTCGGATCATCACCGAGCTTTCGCTCTGGGATCTCGTTGCCGCCGAGCGATAGGCACTGCCCACGACGCGCACTCGGCGGCTCGCCGCAATGTCTGCCACAGCCCGCCTATTGTCGCAATCCGATAATTCAGGCATAGCGCGGGCATGCGCCCCCAACCGCCTTCCGATAATCTTTTCGGCTTCAGACCCGATCAGGAAGGGCTGGGCGCTTGGGCGCACGAGACGTTCATCGACGGCAGCAGCCCGATCTGCAATCCGCACCACGCGCACCTCGACAGCGCGTTCATCGGCTGGCTCTGGACCGACGAGGAGGCCGCGCATCAAGGCCGACGCATCCTGGGCGAATGCCGGCTGATCCAGTCGCAGCAGCGAAAATGGTCCAGCGCCATGATGCACCATCAGCTCAAGCAATGGTTCGGCGGCACGCCGGACTTCGTCATCACGATTCAGGCCGATGCGGCGCGGGAGATGGACGACGCGAGCTTCTGCGCGCTGGTCGAGCACGAGCTCTATCATGCCGGGCAGGCGCTCAACCAGTATGGCGACCCGGCTTTCACCAAGCACGGGCAGCCGATCTACGCCATGCGAGGCCACGACATCGAGGAATTCGTTGGCGTCGTTGAGCGCTACGGTGCCGGCGCCGCCGGCGTGCAAGCGCTGGTCGACGCTGCCAAGGGACGGCCCTCGGTCGGCGTCGCCTCGCTCGCTGCGGCATGCGGCACCTGCCATCTGCGCCGGGCAGCCTGACCATGGCGAAGGCACCCAAAACCGCCAAGCTGCGGCTTAATTCCGAGCAGAAGCACCTGATCGTGGCGCAGCTCGCCTGCTACGTCCGCACTCCCGAGATCGTCGACGAGTTCGAGAAGACCTACGGCATCCGGCTCGAGCGGAACCACGTTCAGCGCTACGACCCGACGAAGAGCTGGAACCGCGATCTCGGCGCCTCGCTGACCGAGCTCTTCTTCAAGATCCGCAAGGATTACGAGGAGGGGCTGCTGCAGATGCACCCCATCTCGAAGCGCGTGTATCGCATCGACCATCTCGGAAAGATGTTCGAGCACGCCTACGACAAGAAGAACCATCCCCTGGCCGCGCAGCTGCTCAAGCAGGCGGCCGACGAGATGAGCGCGCTACCCAGCGGGCGCAACCCGAAGGGCAAACCCGGCGGCGCGTCGCAGGATGAAGCGGACGCGGAGGAATCTGCAGGGTTCGACGCCGGCGAGGTCGAGGTCGAGAACATGCGCCAGGTGCTCGGCGATGCCATCCTGACCGCCTTGCAGAAAAGCGGAAACGCCCCCTCCACCTCCACGAAGCAGTAGCCCCGCGGCGTGTCTCGGGTCGAAGCCGCCCTCGCTGAGCTAGGCGCCGGCCTTCGGCAGATCGAGGGCTTCGACGCCACCACGCTCGACATCGATCGCCTCGTTCAGACGCTGCCGGAGCAGCAGGTTCGCGAGCTCGTCGCCCCGCTGATGAAGGCGATGGAGTGGGAGCGGACGCACAAGTTCGAGCTGCTATTCCCCGACGAGGGCAAATACCGGCGCGAGCTATATCCCCGGCACCTCGAGTTCTTCCGCGTCGGCAGAACGTGGCGCCAACGCTGCTTCATGGCGGCAAACCGCGTCGGCAAGACCGTGGCGGGCAGCTACGAGGTCTGTGCGCACCTGACCGGTGACTATCCGAATTGGTGGGAGGGCCGCGTGTTCCGAGCGCCGACCGATGGCTGGGCCGCCGGCGACACCAACGAGACCACGCGCGACATCATCCAGAAGGAGCTGCTCGGCGAGATCGACTATTCCAGCGGCAAGAAACGCTTCGACGGGACCGGCATCATCCCGAAGGAGAAGATCGGCCGCATCACATGGAAGCAGGGCGTGCAGGATCTCGTCGACACGGTGCTCATCAAGCACCGCACCGGTAAATGGTCGCGCCTTGGCCTGAAATCATACGATCAGGGCCGCCGCGTCTTTCAGGGCACGGCGAAGCATTTCATCTGGCTCGACGAGGAATGCCCGCTCGCGGTCTACGAGGAGTGCCTCGTGCGTACCGCAACGACGAGCGGGATCATCATCCTGACCTTCACCCCCCTGCTCGGGCTGTCCGAGACCGTCATGCAGTTCATGCCGAGCGACATGAGGCCGGGAGGCTGACCGGATAAAGGCACTAGCCCGATTCGCAGGTTTATCGTATTGCGACAACGGGACGAACAGGGAGGGCTGGACAGCCGTGCCGACGAAATACACGCCCGCGGTCTGATCGGCCGTGGGCGAAATCACAAGCTCAAGATACCTGGTGCAGGCCGGATGGGACGATGTTCCGCATCTGAGCCCCGAGGTGCGCGAGGAGCTTGCCAAGGAATTCCCCGCGTTTCAGCGCAAGGCCCGTACGCAGGGCATCCCCTCTCTCGGCGCCGGCGCGATCTACCCGATCGAGGAAGAGGTCTTCGTCGTCGACCCCTTCCCCATCCCCAAGTTCTGGACCCGGAGCTACGGTCTCGACGTCGGATGGAACCGCACCGCCTGCATCTGGGGCGCGAAGGATCACGACAACGACACCCTCTACCTCTACGCCGAGCACTATCGCGGGCAGGCCGAGGCATCGATCCATGCCGCTGCGATCAAGGCGCGCGGCGACTGGATCCCCGGCGTCATCGATCCCGCCGCCAATGGCCGGAGCCAGACAGACGGCGAGCGGCTCCTCGCGACCTACATCAATCTCGGCCTCCACCTCGTCGCGGCCGAGAACAGCGTCGAGGCAGGCATCTATCAGGTCTGGGAACTGATATCGACCGGGCGCCTCAAGGTGTTCCGCAACCTTTCCAATTGGTTAGCTGAGTATCGCATCTATCGCCGCGACGAGAACGGCAAGATCGTCAAGAAGAATGACCACCTCATGGACGCGAGCCGATATCTCGTCGTCTCCGGTGTGAAGCGCGGCATTCGCGCCCCTGTCCAAGCCATCACCCGTGAGCCCGGCGCCGTCGGCGCGGCTGACCCTGTCGCAGGATACTGACCCATGGCCGCTCGCAAACCGAAATCGAAGACCGCCTACGAAGGCATGGACGCCAAGGAACGGCGCGAGAAGCTGCTGCGCGGCATGGAGAGCGTCATCGGCGAGCTACAGGGTTTGCTCGGCGAGCAGATGGTCGCCCGCCGCCCGATCGAGACACGCTGGATGGAGGATCTTCGCGCGTATCACGGCATCTACGAGGCCGACGTGCTCGGCAAGCTCAACAACGATAGCGAGCGCAGCAAGGTCTTCGTCAACCTGACCGGCCCGAAGACCCGGGCATGGGACGCGCGTCTCACCGACCTGCTGTTCCCCGCTGACGACAAGAACTGGGGCATCCAGCCGACGCCCGTTCCCGAGCTCGCCGAGGCTGCGCAGCAGGCTGTCGCCCAGATCGACCAGGCCGAGCAGCGCATCAAGGAACTCGTCGAGCAGAACAACGCGATGGCCGAGCAGCAGGCCGATCCGGAGCAGGCCGACCCCGATGCGGCGCGCCAGAAGCAGGTCGCTGAGGAGATGGCGCAGCTCGAGGATCAGCTTGTCCCGCTCAAGGAAGCCTTCTCCGACGCGCAGCGCGTCATCGACCAGGCGAAGCGCCGCGCCGAACTCATGGAGCGCGAGATCGACGACCAGCTCACCGAGGTGAACTATGCCGGCTCGGCGCGCGACGTCATCTCGGATTCGTGCAAGCTGGGCAGCGGGATCCTCAAGGGTCCGATCACGGTGCGCGCGAAACGCGGCAAGTGGCAGCAGGCCTATGACGAGAACCAGAACCCGCTCGTCGGTTCGTACGTGCTGGGCCCGGGCGCCGCGTCACGCCCCGGCGCGCGCCGCGTTCACCCGATTAACTGGTTCCCCGACATGTCCGCCGCGTGCATGGAGGAATGCGAATTCACCTTCGAGCGCCATCCTGTCAACGCGATGCGGCTGCGCAAGATGGCGCGAGAGCTCGGCTTCAACAAGCGCGCACTCCAACTCATCCTGAAGGAGGGCGCACAGGCCGACACGGCGGTTGCGAACCAGAGCCTCGACGACCTGCGCACAATCGAGATGGACAGCCCGCACACCGCGGCGCTGTCGAACCGGTTCATGGTCTGGGAGTATCACGGCCCGCTGACGATCCAGCAGATCGCGACGGTCCTTCGCGCGATCGGCAAGGATGCCGATGCCGATGAGATCGAGGCCGAGGACGATTACACCGTCGAGCGCCGCGTCGTGATGTATTTTTGCCAGGGGCAGATGCTCAAGATCGCGCCGGATTATCCGCTCGACAGCGACGAACCGCTCTACAGTTGGTTCCCGTTCGAGAAGGGCGAGGCCACCATGCTGGCCGCCGTCGGTGTGCCGCGGCTCATGCGCCAGATCCAGTCGATGTTCAACTCGTCGGTCCGCATGATGATGGACAACGGCGGTCTCGGTGCCGGCCCGCAGATCATCGTCGACAAGACCCAGATCGAACCCGAGGACGGCAGCTGGAAACTGCGGCCGCGCAAGGTGTGGCTCAAAAAGGGGACCGAGGTCGTGGCGAATTCGCGCGGTCCCTTCGAGGTCGTAAATATCGGCGTCAACATCACCGAGCTGATGGTCATCACCGACTTCGCGCTCAAGATGATCGACGAGGTCATCTCGATGCCGCTGATCGCGCAGGGCGACCAAGGTGCCCACGTCACCAACACCTCGTCCGGCATGTCGATGCTGTTCAACAGCGCGAACGTCATCTTCCGTCGCGTCGTGAAGAATTGGGACGATTGCATCACGACCCCCTTCATCACCCGCTTCTACGACTGGAACATGCAGTTCAACGAGAAGGCCGAGGTCAAGGGCGACATGACGACAGAGGCGCGCGGCACGTCGGTGCTGCTCGTGCGCGAGATCCAGTCGCAGCAGCTCATGGCGATCGCCGACAAATGGTCGACGCACCCCGTCATCGGTCCCGCGATCCGCGTCTACGAGACGCTTCGCATGACGCTGCAGGCCATGGCGATCAACCCGAGCGACGTTCTGGTCGAGCCGGACGAGTTCGAGAAGCGCGTCAAGCAGATGGCCGAGAACCAGCCGCAGTCGCCCGAGGAAATCCGCGCCGCGTCGCAGCTCGAAATCGCCAACATCGACGCGCAATCGCGCAAGGATGACGGCGAGCTCCGTCTGGAAATCGCCAAGATGAACCGTGAAACGGCCATTCTCGGGCTGATGCAGAAGGACGGCGTCGACATGAAGAAGATCGAGGCCATGCTCGCCTCGATGCAGATCAAGACCCAGAGCGACGAGCGCAAGCTCGCGGTCGAGGTCGCGATGGAAGAGCGCAACCGCATCAATGCGGAGGCCAAGGGGCTTGAGCCTGGCGGTTCGGGCGGTGCGATCAGCGCCGGCATGGTGAAAGCATGAGCATCAGCCTGCCTTGGAGCGAAGTGACGCGGCGCGTCGCGAAGCGCATCGAAGACCTGCACATCCAGCTTGAGAAGGCCCCGCCCGAAGAAATCCGGCACCTCCAAGGCCAGATCGCGGCGTTCCGATACGTCGAGGCGATGCCCAACCATTTACCGCATACCGATCAGATGATCGGGGATTCCGACGAAAACTAACCCCCCAACACGAGGATATTGACCTATGGCGACAAATCCGGCAGATATTGCCCCCAGCGAAGACGCTGACGATTTCGACAAGGCTTTCGACGAGATCGCGTCAGGCGCAGCCGAAGCACCCGCTGATAATGCCGGTGACGACGACGGTGCCGACCCTGTCCCCGAAGCCGACGGAGAATCGTCGCCCCCTGCCGGTGAGGCAGCGGGCGAAGAGGCAAATGTCGCGGGCAATCAGCCCCCTGCAAGCGCCGAACCATCCGATGACATCTGGGCCAATGCGCCTCCCGAGCTTCGGGAAGCGCGCGAGCGGGAGCTGCGGGATTATAATTTCCGCCTGCAATCCGCGAACGGCCGCGTCTCGGCTCTTCATCGCAAGCTGAACGAGCAGAGTTCGCAGCCGAGCCAACGTCAGGACGGTGGGGCCAAGCCGGCTCCGGCAGCAGGAAGTGAAGCCGATCCTTCGGGAGACGCCAACGACCCTCTCGCCAAGCTGGTTGAGGAATATCCGGAAATCGGGGGACCGATTCTCGATACGATCAACGGCCTCAAAGAGCAGATCACGCAGCTATCCCAGCCCGTCGCCAGCATCGCGGAAGCGCAGCAGGTCACGGAAAAGGCCAAGCAATACGGGATCCTCGCCGACCGTCACCCTGACTGGCAGCAACTGGCTCAAGACGATCGGTGGGGTGGATGGATCGAGACGCAGCCGCGTGCGGTCCAAGAAGCCTTCGCCCGCAACGTCGATGTCTCGGACGGTCAGGAAGCCGCATGGGTGCTCGACCTGTTCAAGCGCGACATGGGGATCTCGGCGCCGGCTGCACAGCCCGCCCCTGCCCCATCGCCGACACCAGCACCCTCCCCGGCTCCTTTATCCGCTGACCAGCGCCGCCAGAAGCAACTGGACGCAGGCCGAGACGGAGGGAGTGGCGGTGGCCCCACGGTCACCAACGAGATTCCCGACGACTTCGACGCCGAGTTCGACCGCATCCAGGCCAAAAAGCGCCGGTCCCGTTAGTCTAGCCGGGTGGGATTGAGCCCCCCGGTTGTGGGGGGCCAAGCCCATGACACGCACTGCTTACGGCGATATCTCGCAGCGTACCGCTGCCTACGCCTACAACACCATGCTCGAACATGCCGAGCCGGTCATCGTCCTCGGCAAATTCGGCAGCATGAAGCCGATCCCGCTGAACAAGGCCGAGACGGTCAAGTTCCGCCGTCCGATTCCTTTCACCGCGGCCACCACGCCGCTGCAGGAAGGCGTCACGCCCAACGCGCGCCAGATGCTCTATGAAGACGTCTCGGTGACGCTTGAGCAGTTCGGCGATCTCGTCGTCATCACCGACAAGGTCAACGACCTCAACGAGGATCCGGTCCTCAAGGATGCGTCGATGATGTCCGGCGAAAACGCCGGTCGCACGCTCGAGCAGATCATCTGGGGCGTCGTCAAGGGCGGCACCTCGGTCTTCTACGCGAACGGCAACGCGCGCAACGCGGTCAACACTGCGATCTCTCTGAACAAGCAGCGCAAGGTCACCCGCTACCTCAAGAAGATGAAGGCGAAGAAATTCACCCGCATCCTCGATGGGTCGGTGAACATCGGCACGCAGCCGATGGAAGCTGCCTATGTCGCCGTCGCGCACACCGATCTGGAAGCGGATATCCGCAACCTCGCTGGTTTCGTGCCGACTTCGAAATATGGCTCGCGCCAGACGATCAGCGAATATGAAATCGGCCAGGTCGAAGACGTACGCTACGTCCTGTCGCCCGATCTCGGCGCCTTCGCCGATGCCGGCGGCGCGACCGCTGGCTTCGAATCGACGACCGGCACCAACGCGGACGTCTATCCGGTGCTCTACTTCGGCATGGAAGCCTTCGGGCTGACGCCGCTGAAGAACAGCAAGATCGACGGCAAGAACAACATGGCGATGACCCCGACGGTCATCAACCCGGGCACCGTCGACAAGTCGGATCCGCTCGGCCAGCGCGGCTATGTCGGCTGGAAGACCTGGTTCAACGCCGTTCGCCTCAACGAAACCTGGATGGCGCGACTCGAAGTCGCGGCGACCGCCCTCTGATCGTGACGGGGCGGCGCCTCGCGCGCCGCTCCCTCTCGACCGCATCGCGCAGCGAACCTGACCAAGCGTCGCTTTCGCAGCACTGAGGAAAAAGGAACCTCACCATGAACGCAGTCAAGACTGGCAGCTACGTTGGCACCGGCGCCGCCGTGACCGTCGAGCTGGGCTTCACGCCCGATTACATCCGCGTCTGGAACGAGACCGACGGCGACGAAGCCTATGAATGGTTCAAGGGCATGACCAACGGTCACGCTCTGAAATCTGGCAACAGCGCCTCGACGCAGTTCTCGAAGATCACGTCGAACGGCATCTCGGCCTACGCCGGCACCGTCGCCGACAAGTCGGCTGGCATCACGTTCGGCTCGGCTCTGTCCGAGAGCGGCAAGACCTGGCGCTACGCAGCTTTCCGCGAACTCGACTGAGTTTCGTCGGCTCCCGCCCCGGCCTCCTTTGCACGCGGAGCCGGGGCGGGTTTCATCTCGCGTGCGGGAGACCCCCCATGTTTGACCACATTCTGGCGAAATTCAAAGGCACGACCGCTCTCACCTTCAAGGTGCTCGGCGAAGGTGCCACGACGCAGCCCCGCCCCACCGTCGAGGGCGTGCAGGCCGTCATCCCCTACAACACCGTCGTCACCCTGCCTCAGCCCTTCTACGACGTCGTCGTCGGCGCCGGCTATCGCGTAGAGCTGATCGACGACGAAGCGGCCGACGAGCCCGCGACCGAGGAAGCGGCCGAGGAACAGAGCAACGAGACCAAGGCGGATGGCGACGAGCTGCCCGCCGAGGAAGCGCCCGACGAAACGCTGGGGGGCGGATCGGACGCGAGCGCGGGCGGGAGTGGGGATCAGTCGGGGGCTCCCGGCGCTGATCCCTCTCCCGCCTTTGACGCCGACGCCGTCATCGACGGCAATGTCGACACCGTGGCGGCGCGTCTCGCTGGGCTGACCGATGAGCAGCTGGCCCTTGTCAAGGATGCCGAGATCGATCGCGAAGTGCCGCGCAAGGGCGTCACCGGTGCGATCGAGGCGGAAATCGCCGCCCGTGAGGCTGCGAAGCAGGGAGACGGCGCATGAGCGACCTGATGAAGGTCAAGCTCGACGAAGCGAGCAACCCGCAGCTTCGCTATTACTGCGAAGCCATCCTCAACCTCGATGGCATCAAGCCGGTCGGCCAGAGCAATTCCTATTATATTGCTCGGATCAAAGCCGTCGCCGGCGAAGACATCACCGAGATCGAACTGCCCCAGGAATCGGTGAACTTCGCCGCACCGCGGGCAAAGGCGATCGATGTTGCGCCGACGCCGGACGGCGCGATCCCGGGCGGCATTGCGGGCCAGCATTATCGGTACGACCCGAAGGTCGAGGTGACCATTAACGAGACCAGCGACAAGACGCGCGCGCGCGACGTCCAGATCGCTGTGAACGGCGAGGTTATCATCATCCAGCGCAATAAGCGCGTGTCCATCCCATATCGCTTCTACCTGGCGCTCGAAAACGCCGTCGAGAAGATCTCGCGCGAAACCGGCGAGATCAACCCGGTCACGCAGATGCCGCTGCGCGAATGGGTCGAACAGCCCAGCTATTCGTTCACGACGCACCGGCTGCCGAGCGACGAGGAGGTCGCCGCGTGGCACAAGCGCACCGACAGCTTCGACGCGCAGGCCGAGCCGGAGCCGGTGGCGGCCGCTGCCTGATCCATGAGCACGTTCCTTGAGCTTGTGAACGACACCGAAAGGGAGAGCGGGACGGTCCATCAGGCCTCCCGCCTCTCGACGGTCGTTGGCGCCAAGGGACGGCAGGAAAAGATTGTCGGCCACGTCATCGAGGCGTGGCGGCTTATTCAGGGCGCGCGTACCGATTGGCCGTGGATGCGGCGCACCGCGACGCGCGACCTTATTCCGGCGCAGGCGACCTATGCCGCGACCGACTTTGCTGTTCCTATCACCGACCATGCGCGCTGGGAACGAGGCGGCGAGTACGGCCGCCGAGCGTCATTCTCGATCTATGATCCCGCGATCGGGCAGCAGGAGGAGACCGAGCTCTTCTGGCTGCCGTTCGATAACTGGTCGCGGATCTATGATTTCGGCGTCCATGACGCCAATCGCCCCACCTATTTCACGGTCTCGCCCGATCGCAAGCTGTGCATCGGGCCGAAACCCGACAAGGCGTACAAGATCCGGCTCGCCTATTGGTGCAAGCCGCAGGTGCTTGCCGCTGACGACGATGTGCCGATCTGCCCCGAGGAGCATCACGGAACGATCGTCTGGCGCGCGCTGATGCTGCTCAGCGGCCACGATGAGGCTGCGTTCAGCCTCGCCGACGCGCAGACCAAGTTCGCGGCGCGCTTTCGCGACATGGTCAACGACCGCGACGACTATCTGGAACCGTGATCGCATGGCGCAGGAACCCTCCACCTATGCGTTCTCAGGCGGCCTCGACCTGGTAAGCGCCGCGCTCGCGGTGCCGCCATCGCGCGTGATCGCCGGCATGAATTACGAGCCTCTCGCCGAGGGCTATGGCCGCGTCGACGGATACGAGCGCTTCGACGGACGCGGGGCGCCGTCCGAGGCATCCTTCTGGCTGCTCCCGTTCGACAACGGCACGATCGCGATCAATTCTGGCGCCGATATCCTCGGTGTGACGTCCGGCGCCACGGCGCGCGTCATTCTGGAACCGGTGGATTTCACCGGCTCATGGGCGCACGGCAGCGCCGCCGGCACGCTCGTCCTCGCCAATGTCGTGGGAACCTTCGAGGACAATGAAGAAATCGAGGTCGGGGGCACCTCGCGCGCGCTCGCCGCGGGACCATCGACAGAGGACAGCGCCCCGACCGAGGCTGCGCGGCAGACCTATCTCAAGGCCGCACAATCCTATCGGCGCTCGCTGATCCAGAAGCCGCCAGGTAGCGGTCCGACGCGCGGGGTCTTCGGCCTCGATGGCACGATCTATGCCATCCGCGACAATGTCGGCGGCGATGCGGCGGTGCTGTGGAAGGCGACCAGCTATGGTTGGGCGCAAGTCCCGCTCGGCTGGATAGCGCCATTCACAACGGGGCTGCTCGAGGTCATCGAGGGCGAGGAACTTACCGGCGGCACATCGGGCGCGACCGCCACCGTCAATCGCGTCGTGCGCAGCAGCGGCGACTGGGGCACCGACGCCGCTGGCTATCTCATGCTCGAGGTGACGAGCGGCACGATGATCGCGGAGGTGCTCAAGCGCGGCACCGATTCCGTCGTCACGCTAACCGGCATCGAGGCGACCGCCATCCCGCCTGGCGGAAAATATCGCACCATCGGCCACAATTTCTACGGCTCGGCGGACCGCTACGCGATCTATGGCGTCTCCGGCGCTGGGCAGGGCTTCGAGTTCGACGGCACCGTCTATACCCCGATCAGCACCGGGATGCCGGACGATCGCCCCACGCGCGTATTCGAGATCGCCAACCATCTGGGCCTCGTCTATCCCGGCGGTTCGGTGCAGATCAGCAGCATCGGCGAACCGCTGATCTGGGACGTCGTCACCGATGCGTCCGAGCTGGGCTTCGGCACCGAGGTCACGGACGTCATCCAGGCGGCCGAGACTGCCGTCGTTCTGTTCGGGCAGCAGAAGATCGGCATCTTCACCGGCACCGACAGCGATACCTTCAAGCTCGAAGAGCTCACCGAGGAGGCAGGCGCCGAGCCTGACACGGCGCAGCGCATCGGCCAGACCGTCTATATCGATCGCCGCGGGATGCGCAGCCTGTCGGCGACGCAGGCGTTCGGCAACTTCAAGACGGGCACCCTCTCGCTGCTCGTCGAGCCCTATTTCAAGTCGAAGCGCAAGAGCGGCGCCGTGCCGGTGCTCAGCTATGTGTCGCGCACCAAGGGCCAGTATCGGCTGATCTGGTCCGATCGAACCGGCATGGCCGTCTACATGGGGGGCAAGACCCCCGAGTTCATTCCGTTCAGTCTTGGGATGCAGCCCTACTGCGCCGGCGCGTGCGAGATGAACGACGGCACCGAGGGCATCTTTGTCGGAGCCGATGACGGGTTCGTCTATCGCATCGACAGCGGCACGTCGCAGGACGGCGTCGGCATCAAGGGCTTCATCATGACGCCCTTCAACAGCCTCGGCGCGCCGCGGCGCGAGGACCGCATCCACAGCATGATCGTGGAGATGCAGGCGCCGCCGACGGCGCGCATCGGCGTGACGGCGCAGTTCAACTACGGCGACGGGTCGCAGCCGATCGCAGGCAAGCGGGATTTTACGGTGCAGGGCGCCGGAGACGGCATCGATTTCATCGTCGCCGGCGGCGGCGGCGACTGGGACATCGCGCTCTGGGACGAGTTCTATTGGTCCTCGCCGGTCGAGAGCCAGGCCATCGCCGATATCGACGGCGCCGGCCTCAACGTCAGCTTCATCATCGCGGCCGACAGCGACGAGCTTGAGGAGGCGCATATCCTGCAAGCGTACACGGTCTATCACTCGCCGCGGAAGATGCAGCGATGAGCGGCCTCTATAACCGAAGCGCGCTCTCGCCCTTCACCCGCGCCAATGCGGAGCAGGTGAATGCCGAGCTGACGAAAATTCAGGCTGCCATCGACGCGCTGCAAGGCAATATCGCCGATATCGTCGCTGGCACGCCGATCGCGTCCTACACATGGATCGCTTATTCGAACAGCGCCGACGGCTCGGACGATTTCACAACGGGCGACGCGAACGGCCGCCTCTACATCGGCGTCGCCTATAACCGCGGTTCGCCGATCAAGAGCACTGACCCGACGGACTATGAGTGGACCCGCATCCGGGGCGAAGATGGCAGCGACGCAACGAGCGGCGCCGACGGTCTCTCGATCGTCGAGAAATACGTCTACAAGCGCGCCGTCAGCGCGCCGACGACTCCGACCGGCGGCAGCTTCAACTTCTCGACGCAGGCCACCACGGCTCCCGCGGGCTGGTCGACCGGCGTCCCGAGCGGCACCGACCCCGTCTGGGTAAGCGTAGCGGTCGCGACGAAGCAGGGAACGGGCGGCTCGGTTGGCTTCGGCACCTGGTCGACGCCGGCGCTCGCGTTCACGAACGGAACCGACGGCAGCGACGGCGCCGATGGCGCGCCGGGATCCTCTGTCGATGTGATCTTCCGCCGCAGCGCGACGCAACCCGCGCCGCCGGGCGCCGGCTTGTCGACGCCGGCGGGCTGGTACACCAACGTTGCGGCCGTCCCGGCCAGCAGCAACCCGCTTTTCAGCAGTTTTGGCAATCGAGCCAGTCCGACGAGCAATTGGACATGGAACACCCCCGTGCTGGTCGAGGGGCAGCCCGGGCTCGACGGGAATGACGGCATCGATGGCAACGACGGCAAGCTGATTGAGTTCGTCTGGAAGCGGAACCCTACCCAGCCCGCTGCCCCTACCGGCAATGGCATCCCGGTTGGATGGAGCGACGACCCGCCAGCGGGAAGCGATCCGTTGTGGATGTCGAAGGCGAAGCAGGAGCTCGACGGAACGCTGGTCGTCGGCGAGACATGGTCCTCGCCCGTGCGGCACGATGGACCTCCGGGAGCCAATGGCACGAACGGGACCAATGGGACCAACGGTCTAAGCAACGCGGTCGTCTATCTCTATCAGCGCGGCGCGACAGCGCCGGCGGCACCGTCGGGAACCTTCACCTATACCTTCACCACGGGCGTGCTGTCTGGCGGGACGCTTAACGGATGGTCGCAGGCGATCCCGGCTGCGAACGGCAACCCGCTCTGGGTCATCGCGGCGACGGCATCAGCTGCTGCAACGACCGACAGCATCGCGGCGGCCGAGTTCACCTCGCCCGTCCTCAAAGACGGTGCGGGCCTCAACGGCGCGCCGGTGTTCCTCTACAAGCGTGCCGCGAGCGCGCCAGCGGTCCCTGCATCGACGCTGACCTACACATTTTCGACCGGCCTGCTTTCGGGCACGCTGTCGGGCTGGACGCAAAGCGTTCCCGCGAACGACGGCAACCCGGTCTATATCATCACCGCGACCGCGCTGGGCACCGGGACGACGGACACGATCGCGACCGGCGAATGGTCTACGCCGCAAATTCTCGCTGCGAATGGCGCGAATGGGTCTGACGGCGCGCCGGGGACGAGCCCGGTGTCGGCAGTTGCCAGCCCGGCCAGCACGCAATTCACCGCCGATGCCGACGGGGTCGTTAAGACCGGGCAGCTGCCTTTCAATGTCGCCGTTGCCGGCACCAAGGCTGGCTCCTCAATCAGCGGCACGGTGACGATTCTCAGCGTCTCGGGCTGCACCGCAACGGCAATCTCCGGCGGTTTCACCATTGATACGGTCTCGGGCGATGCGGGCTTCGTCCAGTGGCGCTTTACCGCGTCCGACAGCCAGGTCGTTGAAGGGAAAATGAGCTTTAGCCGCCAGCGCGACCCTGCGTCGGGCGGCTCGGTGTCGATCAATTTCACCTCGACCTCATGGTGGGGAAGCGGAAGCTATGCCGCATCCGGACCGAGTACCGTTCTCCCGGCCTCGTCGACCGGAAAGCTGCGCCTCGGAGCGCTGGCGAGCTTCTATTCGGCCTCGAACGGCACCGCGACCCTCACCGCCAAGCTGCAGTATCGCGCCGTCGGAAGCGGAACGTGGATCGATACCGGATTCTCGTCGACGAGCTCCGCGATCAAGTCGCCCGACCTACCCGGCGAACCTGGCGAAAACTCGCCCGGGCAGGTGGGCCCGGGAGGCACGCTGACGGGTCTGACGCCGAACGGATCCTACGAGGTGCAGATGGTCGGAAACCGATCGACCGGCGGCACCGCAATTTCCAGCGCGACCGGCTTTGTCACGCTGATGCAGGTGACCTGACATGTTGGCGTTTCGACATATCGCAACGGGGGCAGTCGTACTCACCGGCGACCCCGAAGGCTATGGAGCTCCCGACTGGGAGGCGCTTCCGGATCCGCCCGCCGCGCCGTGCGATTGGGACGCTGTCGCAGAAGCATGGACCGTCGACCTCGCGCCGATGAAACGTGCGCTGGTCGATGCGGTGAACGATCAAGCGGAAGCTATTCGCGGCCTCTACCTCACCCCCGGCGCGGGGCAAGCCATGACCTATCTGAAGAAGGAAATAGAGGCGCGAGCGTGGGTCGTTGGCGCGGATCCCGCTGATTTCCCGTGGATCAAGCGCGAAGCGGAACTGACGAACGCCTCGTTCGAAGACACGGTCGCTTTGGTGCTTGCGCAGGCAAATGCGTGGGAACCGCTGGGGCAGGAGATCGAGGCTTATCGCCGCGGCCTGATCGTCGCGATCGAGGCGGCGCAGAATATCGAGACCTTGGACCAACTCGACGTCGCGGCTGGATGGCCGGGACAAGCGGAGACGCAATCATGAACGGAGCAGCTCTCGACGGGGGGAAAGAACTGATGAACCTGGAGCCCTTTGTCCTGTTGGGCGCCTTCGGACTGACCGCGGTTGCGACCGTAAATCGCGGCGATCCGAACCCTTATGAATTCCTCGGCGCCATTCTGGCCGGCGGATTCCTCGCGCTGCTCTTCTCCTTCTGGAAGAGCCGAAAGCGCAAGGCCGACGGCATCGACACGGCCCTTTGGGCAATGATCGCGCTCGTTGGCACGATGGCGCTCGCCTATTTCCTCGCGCCGACGCTCGACGGGAAGACGATCCCGGTCGTCGCGATCGTGCTCAACAAGCCGCTCGCCGCCTTCCTGATCGCGCTGAGTGGTACGCCCGCCATCGAATGGATGCTGACCGGCGAGGCCTTCGCATGGCTGCGCCGGATCGGTGACAAGTTTCTGCCGACGGGAGGTGCATGATGACCAACGCTGAGAAGATCGCCGCCGCGTTGCGGCCCATTGCTCCGGAGGGGCGTCTCCTGCAGGCGGAGGTGCCCTACCTCAACTCGATCGCATCCCTATGGGACGCGCGCGATGCTGCCGCCGCGAAGCCGCAGCAGCCGACCGCCGACCCCGCATGGATCGCCGCGGGCCGCAAGTATATCGGGCAGCGCGAGATCAAGGGTCCGCAGCACAATAGCTGGATCGCCAAGGGCTGGGCGCTGCTCGGCGCGGCCTGGTTCAACGACGACGAGACGCCCTGGTGCGGATATTTCGTCGCGCGCTGCCTCTATGATGCAGGGCTGACCTATCCCAAGGATTTCCCGCGCGCCAAGGCCTATGCGACGTTCGGGACACCATGCCCCGCGCAGCTCGGTGCGATCGGCGTGAAGAGCCGCACCGGCGGCGGGCATGTCTTCTTCATCGTCGGTGAGACGCCGGACCGCAAATATTTCAAGGTACTCGAGGGCAACGCGAACGACATGGTCCGCATCGGCGATATTCCGAAGTCGGCCGTGACCGACATCCGTTGGCCCGCGGGCGTTCCACTGCCCGCGCGCACCGCAGCCTATCTGCCTGTTCTGCCCGCCGGGACGATTTCGACGAGCGAAGCATGAAAAGGACCGCCATCCTTCTAGCGAGCGCCCTTGGCCTGACATCGTGCGGTCAGGCCGATGATGGCTATCGCTTCGAGCGGAAGGAGTTTGAGCACACCCAGCCGGCGATCACGATCGTCACCCATCCGAACATCGCCGACCTGCGCGCGAAGGCTCCGGCGAGCGCCACGCAAACGGAAGTGCGCGAGCTGATGGCGTGGTCCGTCCTGCGCGGCAAAGAGTGCGAGGTTCATGTCGTTGATCCGGCCCGCTCGTATCAGCCGATCTGGATCGGACACGAAGTGACGCATTGCGTCTGGGGGCGCTTCCACAAATGAAGCTGCTCTCGCCTATCCTTGCGCTCTCGCTTCCAGACGGAGTGCTGTTTTTTTGCCCTGGCTGCGAGGAGATGCACCGCGTACCTGTATCGGTTGACGGTCAGGGCACACGACCGCGTTGGAAATACAATTATCGGCCGAGCAAGCCGACCTTCCAGCCGTCGATCCTCGTAACTTACAACGGTGCCGACGCTGGGCAGGTCGACGAGGACGGCTTTCGAGCCCCTCCCGCTGTCTGCCACAGCTTCGTGACCGCCGGACAGATCCAGTTCCTCCCCGACTGCACCCATCATCTCGCGGGCCAGACCGTCCCGCTCCCGCCGATTCCGGACCGCTACCAGCATCAGGAGACTTGAAATGCCCGCATATGTCACATTCCATCAGGGCAGCCTGCCCCGCGGCGCGACCGGGGTCGAAGTGCCGCTTCTCGGGCGCCGGATTACAAATCGCGTGACCATCACCGTCGGCGCCGTGGCGAGCGCCGGGCCCGCGCCGTGCGATTGCATCGCGTCGATCTCGACGACCGAAAACTGCTGCGTCGAAATCGGCGCAGAGGATGCTGCGAACGCAAGCAATTCCGAGTTTTTCGTCGCGGGCCGGAGCGATCAGCGCGTCGTCAAAGAGGGCGAGTACGTCTCGATCATCGCGCCATGAGCCTGATCGCTGCCCTTTGGGCGCTGGCAGCAGCGTTCGCCATCTTCTGGATGTGGCGGGAGGGACGGCAGCGGCCCGACCCGCGCATCGAGGCAGCGCAGTCCGATGACCAGCGCCGCCTTGCCGCCACCACCGATCCCGCGCGCCGAGCAAAGCTGCTGCGCCGCATGAACAACCGCACGAAGGAGAAATGACATGCCGGCTGGCACGTTCCTGATTTACACCCGCAATATCGACCTCATCAACATCGGCGACCTGCTCAGCGCGAGCGTCAAGTTCGCCTTGCTGACATCGTCGTACACGCCCGATTTCGACGAAACCTCGGGCCACCATCTCTATTCGGATATCTCCGCGAGCGAGATCGCGAATGGCAACGGTTATACCACTGGTGGCGCCGCGCTCGCGAACAAGGCGAAAAACGCCATTACGAACGGCTTCAATTTCGACAGCGACGATGTGGTCTGGACCGCTTCGGGCGGCAATATTCCGGCTTGGCGCACCGCCGCGATGTACGTCGCTGGCACCATCTGGGGCAAAACGAACCCGCTCATCGGCGCGTTTGTCGGCGACGCGACGCCCGCCGACATCCCCGCGACGACGACCGAGAATAATCTGACGCTCGTGGCGCCTGCTGCTGGTTGGTTCGACAAGAGCTGACGCCTATCAGCGGGGGCATAGTCGGTGGCAAGCACACTCACGGCGGGCGATATTTTTGGGTTATACCAAGGGTATTTCCCTGACTTTAGTGCTGGGTCACTATCGCCGGACACGTTTGGCGGGTTCACCTGCACCTCTCTTGTTACCGGAGCGAGCGTCGGGAACATTTCCGGGACATTTTCAGGGGATGCAACGGCCTTCCTTACGGGCAAGGCAATCAGCGTTGATGGCACGTCCTATTCAACGGTTGCCAGCGGCCCGACGTATGACAGCGGCTCAAATACGACTTCGATTGAATGGGCCTACGGTCCCGGTAATTTCAACACAACGCCGGGAAGCAACGAATACACGATCGACATTGGGGCGGGCGGTGGTGGTCCGACCTACGCAGGGCCGAGCGTCGTTGGCGTCACGTCAGGAGTTTCCGGATCCGGAGCGGTAACGGTCAACTTCTCCTCATCTGGTCGCGCCGCTGGCGACATGCTGCGAATTGCCGTGATGACGGCGAACCAGACCATGGCGACGCCCAGCGGGTGGACGTTGGTCGTCCCAGCGAGTGGCGATCCATCCAGAGGCACAGCTGGCGCTGCCGGCGGTGTCAAGATGACCGTGTTCGAAAAGGTCAGCGACGGCACCGAGACAACCGTTTCCCTCGGCGATAGCGGCGACATTCAATATGCTGTCGGAATCGTCACACGCAGCGCCTCTGCCTATCCCGACGTGATCGACGTAAGCATCGCGGGCAATGTAGCTGCGACGACCAGTGGGAATTTCACCGGCGTCACGACGACGGGCGACGATCGCCTTCAGCTTTCCTTTGTTGCAACCGACCGGGATTTCACCGGGGCGAGTTGGACCGGCACACCATCGTACGGAAACCTCGCGAACGGCAATAAGCGTTTCGATAATGGGACCGCGACCGGAACTGGCGGTGGCGTTGCAATCTTCTCGGGCGAGAAGCAGGCTGCGGGAGCGACCGGGAACATCACTGTTACGCAGGGCGCGAGCGCCGCCTTCGCGTTCATCACGGTCGCCCTGAAAAACGGCTCAGCACCAGCCGGCCAATCCGTCAGCCCGAGCGACGGCGCTATTCTGGTCTCTGGCGATCAACCATCGGTCGCGCGCACCGCGAACCAGTGGGTGTCGCCATCGGTCGGCCATGTCGCATTCGGGGGGCATGCCCCGTCCGTATCCCAGCCCGCTGACCGGAGTGTCGAGCCGAGCGCCGGTGCCCTTTTCGTCACGGGCGACCAGCCTGCCGTGGCGCAGACGGCGCACCAATGGGTGGCGCCTGCAAAGGGGACGATCTCTACCGGGGGGCATGTCCCCTCGCTCGATCAGACGCGCAACCAGTGGGTGGCGGCGGGTGAAGGGTCGGTATCTTTCGCCGGCACGCAGCCGACCGTCGATCGAACCGCCAACCAAAGCGTTGTGCCGGTGGCGGGCGCCTTGCGCCTTGCGGGGAACCTGCCCGTCATCAGCCAGGCCGACAACGTCACAGTCCAGCCGTTCAGCGGGTCTGTATTCCTATCTGGCTATTCGCCGACGGTATTGCGCACCGCCAACATCGCGGTGGCGCCCGCAGCTGGCGAACTGCGAACCGCCGGGGCGGTGCCCGCGGTCAATCAAACCCAGCACCGTTTCGCCGCGCCCGTCGCGGGCTCGATGTTGATCTACGGCTATCAGCCTGCGGTCACCCGTAACATCACGACCGCGGTGCAGCCGAGCCACGGCTCGATCTATTACCGCGGGAAGCAGCCGAGCGTGACGCGTGCAGTCGACACCTATGTCGCTGCCGCGCGCGGCCGCATCATCATCAACGGCCGTCAGCCCTCGGTCGGCGAACCGGACATCATTGTGGGCGGCTTGCCGGGCACCGCCTGCGGCTCGGGGGAATTGAAAGGCTCGGTCTATGATAGCGTTCGACACCTCGTCATGGACCGCGCGCGACCGCCGTCAATATATCGCGACCATCCTGCTCGCGCTCGCGAATATTCCGCTCACGGCTTCGCTGTACGCGGCGCAGTGGACCGTGCGCGAGAATCCCCACAATCACTATGCCTTCTGGCTTGGCGTCTGTGCGGCATCGCTGATCGGCGCCTGCATCATCGGTCTGTCCGCAATTCTCGGGCGCCGAACCTTCCGCTTCAAGGTCGGCGAAAATGAAATGGAAGCAAGCGGCGAGGATGCCGACAAGATCATGGAGCAAGCGCAATGAGGGATCGGACAGAAGCCGACGATATCGTGCAGGGCGCCTACAATCGCGCGCTGCTCGACCTGATCCTGCCTCCGATGCGCAGGGCCGCGAAAGAAGCGGGATATGCGCTAACCGTTCACGGATCCCTCAACAGGGACATCGACCTCGTCGCGGTGCCATGGGTTGAACACGGACTATGGAGCAAAGAAGCCCTGCGCGATGCACTTTGCGGCGCCGTGCGGGGGGTGACTGGCCGGTGCAATTATATCTCGAACCGAGACTGGACCGTGAAGCCGCACGGCCGCTTTGCCTGCACGCTGATGTGCTGGTGCGGGCAAAGCACGGCCGACCTCGATCTGAGCGTGATGCCCGGCAAACTGGCCCCTGAAGCAAAGATCATCCCGGCAGAAGAGGAAAGCGAACAATGACGAAAATCATCACCTGGTTCACCGGCCTCGACATCCAAGGCAAGATCATCATGGCCTTCGTCGCGCTCGGCCTGATCGGCATCGCCATCGCGACGGCGTTCCACGTCGTCGACACCCTCACCGAAACAGCAACCGAAAAGGGCGCCGTGACCGAGCGCGCCCAAGCTCAAGGAAAGGCCATCGGAAATGTCGAATCTGCCAACGAAGCGCGCGCCGCGGTGCGTGATAATCGCAGCCGCGCTGCTTATGACGAGTGCCTGCGGTCAGCGCGAAATCCTGCGAACTGTGAGCGATTTCTGCCTCAATGATCGCGAGGTGAAATTCGCGGTAGCGGCGACGCCGGGACAGGATGATCCGGGGAACCAGCTCGACACCGACGAGACGGTCAAAGACCTGATCGAGCACAATGCGGTGCACCACCGGCTCTGTCCCACCAAAGCCGATTGACGCGCGTCATATTATCGTTATGCGTTAGCGCGTCCCTTGCTGGACCTTCGACCCTGGACTCGAAAGGCCCGTCCCCGTCGCCCGGTGGCGGGCCTTCCTTTTGACCGTTGTCGTTATCCGATAATTTCGGTATGCCATGACGCGCGAGGAAGGGGCAACGCGATGGCCTATAACACGGCACTCAATCTCAGCACGGACGGCCTGATGTCCGGCATCGGAAGCGCGATGATCGTGCCGGGCGCCAACGGGTCGCCGACGCCTACGCCGAGCCCCGCTCCCACCCCCACCGCGACGGCAACCCCGACCCCCACTCCGACGCCCGCGACACCGGCATCGTCGCCGATGGATATCGCAGCGCGCATCGCCCAAATCACCGGCAAAGATAGCGCGCTGATGCGTCAGGCGCGCACCGAAGGCATGAAGCAGGCGAACCGCCGCGGTATCATGAACTCGTCGATCGGCATCGGTGCTGCACAATCCGAAGCGCTCAAGGTGGCTGCACCTATCGCCGGCCAAGAGGCGCAGGATCGAATGCAGCGCGACCTTTCTGCCGAGCAGATTGCCGTCCAGCGCGAGCAGCAGAAGGCCCAGATCGCCGCGCAGGAGCGCGCAAACCTGCTCGACAATTTCACGAACCAGATGTCGAGCTATCAGAATTCGCTCTCGACGACGCTCAACAACGAGAACATCCCGGCGGCGACACGGTCTGCCGTCCAGGCCGCGCTGCGTGACCAGCTGAACTATGGGTTGAGCTGGATGCAGAAACTCTACGGCGTGACGATCCCGTCGTGAACACGGTACGCCCCGCCCGCTTCGTCGATGTCCCCGCGCTGGTCGAGATGCTCGTCGATCAGCAGCGGACCTCGATCTATGCCGGCAAGGTCAAGGTCGACACCGACCATACCCGCAAGATGCTGCTCGCCATGGTCCACAAGCACGGCGGAATCCACGACGGCGGAACCTGCGTCTATGTCGTGACCGACGGCACGTCAGAGGTGTGCGGTTTCGTCGTCGGTGTCCTCGCCCGCGTGTACCATATCGGCGTCGAACTGATGGCGCAGGATGCTTTTCTTGTCGTGACGAAGAAAGCGCCGCGCGCCGCCGCGGTGCAACTGCTCGACGCCTACATTGCTTGGGCCGAGGCCTCCCCCAAGGTGCGCGAGATCCAGCTTAGCCACAGCGCCGCCATCCCCGGATCCGAGCGCATCTCCGCGCTCTATCGGCGCAAGGGTTTCTCACCGTTCGGTCACAGCTTTCGGCGCGAGATTGCGCCGTCCGATATTTCGAAGGAGGCCGCGTAATGTCGGGTGTTCTCAAGTCGATCGGCAAGGTCTTTAAAAAGGTCGTGAAGGTCGTCAAGAAGGTGGCGCTGCCCGCGCTGGCAATCGGCGCGGTCGTCCTGACCGGCGGTGCCGCGCTAGGCGTGCTGCCGTCGATCGGCGCGCTCGGATCGAGCCTCGGCCTCAGCGCCGGACTGACGAGCATACTCAGTACCGCCGCCAGCGGGGCCACATTTGGCTTCGTTGGCGGCCTGCTCAGCGGCAAGAACCCGATCAAGGCGGCGACCAAGGGCTTTGTCGTCGGCGGGATTGCCGGCGGTATCGGCTCGGCGCTCGGCGCCGCTGGGGGCGCGGCCGCCAATGCCGCACAGCAGGGCACGCAGGCAGCATCTGGGGCTGGCGCAGCGGCGGCATCGCCCGCATCTGCCATCAGCGGCGGCGCGCAGGCGTTCAACGTCAACTCGGCCGTATCGGGTCTCGGGAGCGGCATCGGTTCGGCCGTGTCGCCCGCAGTCGCGGCGATTACACCTGCTGCGGCCCAAGCGGTCGCCGCGGCGCCTACGGTCGCGCAGGTCGCATCGTCCGCCGGCGGCGGCGGCCTCCTCGGTTTCCTAAATCAGAATCCGATGCTTGCGTCGGGGCTGATTCAAGGGATCGGCTCGGGCC